ATCCTCGCCGGTCCCGCCCTTGAGATCCCTGTCCGTGCCGCCGAGTCCACCTTCGCCGACCGTTACAGCCATCGCCCCGCTGACCGAATAGACATCGTCGTATAGCAGTCCGCCCCCGCCCCCGCCTCCGCCGCCGCATTCGGCCGTGACGTCTCCGCCTCCTCCGCCGCCGCCCCCGACGACCAGGACCTCGGCATCAACCGACCCGGACAAGACCGTAAACGTTCCGCTCTCATAGAACGTATGGATGCGATAGCCACCGGCCATCGTCACGATCCCGCCCGTCGTGTTATACTCGGCGACATAGGCCGCCTGGGCCAGGGCGTCCGTCGCGTACTCCATACGCTCAAACCATTTGTCCCCGGCATCGACCGTGAACTTGGCCGCGTAGGCCCCGCCGTGAACCTCGGTCTCCTCCCGGCTTATTGACGAGCCACTCGATTCGCTCTTGGTCCAGTAGGTCAGCTCATCCGCATCGATCCAGTCCTCCAGTCCGCCGTCCAGAAGTTTCTCGATCTCTGGTTCGAATACGGGGTCCCGACCGCTTGAGTCCATGCGGTCGCTGAATCCAATGATGAAATATCCCAGGATGCAAAAGTCATAGGTCCCGTCGGTCTGATGCGCCGGGCTATCCCCGTTCGAGGTGTGAAGGTAGAGCCGCCGATTGGTCACATCCATAAAGAACGTCGATGTCGTCGCATCGCAGTCCGCCGCCGAAAAAACCTCGGCGTATCCTGACCCGTCCTCCAGGACCTCGATAATCTCCCCGTCCGCCATGTCTGCGTAATAAGCCCCGTCGCCCGTCGCCGTCCACTCCAGATATTCCAGTTCGATGGCCGGATAGTGCTCGCAGACAACGAGCCGCCGGGAATCGGGAAGTTCGAGCAGATCGGCGAAATTCATGCTTACATCTCTTCGGCCAGGGTCAACGTCAAGTTCCAGACGTCCATGTGAACGTGATCCCACTTCCAGGCCAGGGCGATCACGTATTGGGTTTTTGTATTAGGATCATCCGGGTCCTCGCAGAACCAGAACGGGAGCGATCTTCCGACGGCTGCCCGGAGAGTCTCGAAGTTGACCTTCTCCGATGTTCTGAATGTATACTGCCAGGCCCCCGGCTGGTCCTGAACGACGACCGTCCGCTGTCCGCCCGCGCTCGTCGTGATGACGCTCAGGTCCTCCGGCGTGAACGCGAATCCATTTTTGTAATTAATCAGCGGCGTGAAGCACGGCCCGATGAAAATCGGCCCGGCCTCGACATATCCATCCGTGTTTGAGGCGTCTGAAATCAGGAGCCGCCAATACTGATAGGTCGTCGGGTCGTCGAAGTAGGCGGCCATCACCCGTTCATCTATCGGGCTCAGCGTTGCCTCGAATCCGGGGTCGGCCCAAACATCCTCGTCGTTACCTTGAATCTTGACCACGGCATCGGCGCTGAAGTTATTCCCTCGAATGCAGAATGCCTGGACCGTAACTTCGGCATAGAAGTTGACCGTGATGGTCTGGTCCTCGACACAGCCGGTTGAGCGCCAGCGCCGCCCCGGAATTCGGCGCTGAGTGTTTGTCACCGGGAAATTCGTCTCCTCTGACAACGCCGTCATCGTCAGGTCCGTGCCCTCAATTCCCTTCCAGAGGTTGTCGTATAGAAACTTGCAGTTAGCCATGTCAGTATGCCCTCACCGCCCGTGGATGAATCAGCATGAGTTCCGACCTGCCCCGTTCACGAATCGTCTTGACGATAAAGTCCTTCATTTCTTTCCCGTCGATGTAGAGGTGAATCTCGATGAAGCCGGGTCCGCTGGCCGTGCCGCCCGGCCCCATGATGGCCTCGCGGAGTTGGCGCGGAGAGCTGACGATCTCCGCCTCCCCGCCCTCGGCAACCTCGTACTCCTGGCCGCTGGCCTGGGACATGAGGAGCGCCCGTTGTTTGAAGATGGCGCCCTTCGCCGCCCCGATCGGCTGGGACTTGATGAGTGCGATCTGGACGGCGCCCATCGCGGCAATTATCCCGGCCAGGATCGGACCGATGATTGGTCCGGCTGTCAGCGCTTTTGTGAATGCCTCAGCCACGTTGATTATGGCCATCGCTATGGCGATTATTTTTTGCTGTTTGGCCGCCGCGACCTGAGCCGCCCGGCGCTTCATGTTATACTCAGCCTCAAGCGCCGTGATGGCTTTCTCTTTCTCCTCTTCGTTCATTTTGCTGTTGTTGATAAGCTCAAGCCGTTTCTGATATTCCTGGTCGAGCATGAGCATCCGGTTTGTCGTTGACTGTTGCATGATGGCGTCGACTTGACCGACGAAGTTTGAGGCTTGCGCTGTGATTTTGTTCGAGGTCTCTACAAATTTCATTATCCATTTGGGTAGTTCCGTGGTATATGCCTTCGTGACTTTCGCCGGACCGGCCGCCATATTTGCAATCGCTTTCTTAGCAACCTCCTCCATTTTGTTGTATGCCGGGATGACCGTGTCGATAACCGTATCCCCGAAAGCCCTGAGCGATTTCGTGGCGGCATCCATGCCGATGGTGTATGTCGCCTCACTGATAGCCCCGGCCTTGAAAGCCGCCGTCAGCATCTTCTGCTCATTGAACACGGCGGCCATCGCCGCCTTCAAGGGCTGGTATTTATTGATGATCTCCTGGGCTGCGGCCGCCAACTTATGCTTCGCATCTGCCGCTTCCTTTGCCGCCTTGATCTCCGCCGCCGTCAAGTTATGGACGGCTGTCCCGGTCTGGTTGATCTTGGCCGGGGCACCCGTGAACATATCGACAAGACTCTTGAAGTCGATGCCGAAAATCTTGACCATCGGGGCCGCCTTCGCAAAGGTCTTGCCCACGACATCGACCGCGACGCCCAACCCGGCATTGACCTTCGAGGCGTGTTCTGCCTTCGCCGATTCAAGGCTCAATAAAAGCGTGACCTGCTTCAAGCCCATCGTGAAGTGATCGAGAATCGGACTTGACCTAACAAGTTGGTTCAGGAAATTCGCAAATGCGCCGGAAGCTACAAAGCCTCCCATAGCTTTATTGAGGGCCACGATGGCCGTGCCAAGTCCCTCGGTCTTAATGACCGCCGTCCCCGCTGCCTCCTTGACCTCATCCCAGTTATTAGCTAATTGCTTCAGCGCCCCTCCGAAGGTCTCCGTCTCAGCCGTGGAACGCGAATAGAGCTTATTCAACTGATCGAGAAGCGACGCCTGCTTCTGTTCCGTCGTCAAGTTCTCGGCAACCCTAATCCCGACCCGGCCCAACGCCCCGTAGTTTCCCTCCATCGCCTTCGTGACCATCATGGTCGCGCTGTGAAGGTCTATCCCCATCGTGGACGCCAGACCCATCGCGCCCTTCGTCGCCCGGTCAAGCCCCTGCTGGTCGAGACTTGTGAGCTGGAGGAGAAGCGCCTGGCTCGCCATGACCTGCTCGTCCGTGTAGGTCGTAGCCCGCATCTGCTCAGCGGCAAACTTCTTATAGTGCTGGATGTTCCCTTCGACCGTCCGGCCTGTAATCTCAAGCGCGGCGCTTAGGTTATTCTCGGCCTGTTCGGATTCGATAGCGGCCGTAATTGAACTTTCGACAACGCCTCTAAGTGCACCGATCCCTTTTTGAAGCGCGGAGGCTACGAGTGTTCCGGCAGTGAATTGAGCGAAGAGGCTGCCGAATGGCCCGGACGATCCGCTAGCTTTAGCCGTCGTTCCGGCGGCGGCATTGATCGCCCCGTCCAGGTCCTTGATAGACTTCAAGGCACCCGTGGCGTCGCACTCTACAATATACTTAACGTCGGCCATCAGCTTTCCCCGTGTGCTTTACGTGCCCGCTCGGCGGCGACAGCCTGGAATGCAAGATGGATTTTATTGAGTGCAGCCAAAGCAAGCCGACGCGCTATGCCGCGAAGGTTCAGTCGCCGAAATTCTTCGGCCACGATCCCGGTCTCAAGCGTGAAATGATTCACCGTCTCGAAATACCAGTGCCAGACGCCCAGCTCGAAGCTACTGAACTTCGCTTCTATGGCGTCAAGTCTGCAATTCACGCAATCCTCCGTCGTCTCGCCTATCCCGTGCCCGTGGTCCTTCGGTCCGAGTATCGAATCCCACCGATCGGCGTAGAGGTCGAGATAGGCCGCTAATTTTTTACGAAGTTCTCCGCGTTGCCTGCGAACTCCGCCAGCATCCTGACCAACGTCGTGGCCGCCGGGTCCGGGAGTATGGACTTCCCGTCGGCGTCCAGCACAACCTCCGGTTCCTTCTCCGGCTTGACCCTCAGACCGAAAAGCAACGGAAGGTACTTGTTCTTGTTTTCCTGCGTGCAGGAAAGAGGCTTGCCATCTTCCGTCAAATCCCAGTCATGGATTGCTTCGCTCACGGCCTTGCGGATGATGCTTGACAATCGGGGGACCCCGCCATCGGTTCTTACGGATTCCTTGACGTAATCATCGATGCCGTCCAGCGCGATAAACCCAACCCTGAACGTGATCGAGATAGGCTCTCCGGTCGTCTCCAATTCATAGGTAACCTCAGCCTCCGGCTGTAACTTTTTTATGTCCATGCAGTTCTCCTTCATCAAGCGAGATAGTCCGCATCCCTCGTGTTCTGAATCTGGCAAACGACAGGGACCAGGACCCCCGTCATTCCGGTCGGGGCCGAGTCCGCCGTCACCCCGCGCAAGACGATCTTGGCAGGGATGATCTTCGAATCGGCATATTCGACGTCCTCGATGATGAACCGCGGGAATTGGAATTTCAGGTAGTAACTATAAGCCCCCTCGATGACCGGACCGGTGATGGTCAGATCCGCCTTCTTCTCGGTCCCCGCGATCCAATCGGCGAAATAGGCCGCGTTGGCCGTGTCCATGCGCGGGAATTCCAGGGTCAGTTTGACGCTCGGCTTATCATTCTCCCTTGGCTCGACGATCGTCTGTACCCCGGCGACGTGCTCCGAATCCATCTTCCGTTCGGTCTCCAGCGTGAAGGTTTTGGGCCGGACGATATCGCCGTCCACAAAGTCGTCCCCAGCTTGGGCATTCATGTGAAAGACGGCTTGGCTGAACTTCGCGCGCGCGTGCGTGTTACCCGTCACCGTTGTCGATGTGAACGCGGCGGGGAGCGCCGAGTCGTCGAGGACCTGGATTCCCCTCAGATTGAAAGCGACTTTAATCAGCCCGCCGCTCAACGAGAACGTGCCTTTTAGAACCTTGAAGCTCGGGACCGTGTGGATTTTGGAATACTTCTCCGTCGCGTAGGTCCCGAAAATCCCGAAAGCGGAATTACCGAGAACGAACGAATGAAGGTAGTTGAGCGCCAGTCCAATACCGGCTACATCCGACGTGTAGGTTGCCGCTCCGGTATCATCCGCCGCGTCCGAAAAGCCGCAGAGCGTTGAACAATCCGTAGCCTTGTGCGTTCCCGTGAACCATTTGAGTTCGAAGTTCCCACCCGCCGCGATTGTAAACTTCCGGGTCGTCGCCGAATATGTCACCGTGTAAGTCAGGGCTCCCCCGGCATCAAGCTGCGTCTTGATCTCCGCCGCCAAGGCCGCTCCGGTATAAGTCGCATTCGTCAGCGTTGCCGTGATCTCCGCCGCACCTTCCCCAAAGTCGAGCTTGTTGTTCGCGGCGCTCACGATGAAGTACATCCCGGGCAGCCCGGCCGTTCCCATGAGCATCGCCAGGAGTAGATTCTCCCGACCATCCCAGCGGTAATCGAAGTCCAGAGAGAAGTCCGTTGGGTTTATGAGCCCTACGTCGAGATTTGATTCGAAAGCTCCGTAACTCTCGTCCTCCATCATTTGGACCGCAGCCTTCGGAGCTCCGGGATTAAGCGGTAAGAATCCCATCCCGGCGGCGTCGGTATCGACCGCCGTCCCCCAGTCATCGGCAAGTTTTACAGCTGCCTTATTTAGCCTTTTCTCAATGTCCCCCATGATGTCCTCCTATGCGATGAGACTCGCCACTCGAAGGTTGGTCAGGAAAATCCCGACGGGCAAAAGCCCCGTGATTCCCGTTTGTGCCACATCGGCCGTCGCGCCCCGAAGGACGATCTTCGCGGGAATGATCTTCGAATCGGCATATTCGACGTCTTCGATGATGAGGTGCGGGAATTGGATATTGAGAACGTAGTAATAGCCGACCGCTGCCAGGGGTCCGGTCACGACGATATCCGCCTTCTTGTCCGTCGCGGCAAGCCAGGCCGCGAAGTAGGCTGCGTTCGTGTCGTCCATCCTAGGGAATTCCATTGTGAGCTTCACTCCGGGCTTGTCATTCTCGATCGGCTCGATGATCACTTGATCGCCCGAGACGTGTTCGCCGTCCATCTTGCGTTCGATCTCAAGGCTGAACGTCTTCGGCTTGATGACGTGGCCCGCGCCCAGGGTCGTGCCCCCGCCCGCGAGCGTATAGTCGTTCATGCGGAATACCGCCTGTTGGAATTTCGCCCGGATATGCGAATTGGCCGGGACCGTCGTCGAGCCAAGCGTTGCCGTTGCGTCCGTGATATGACTTCCCCTCAGATTGAAAGCCGCCTTGAGAAGCCCACCGCTTGTCGACAGCGTTGCCTTGAGCACCTTGAATGTCGGAACGGTGTGGACCATGTCTCCCTTTTCGACCGCGTATGAACCGTAAAGCCCCACGACGGAATTCACCAGCGTGATCGTGTGAAGATAGGCCGCGGTCCCGCCCTGCTGGGCCGGTGCGGTATCGACTCCCATGAGCAGGCCGAGCAGAATGTTTTCCAGGCCGTCCCACCGGTAGTCGAAGTCCAGGCTGAAGTCGGACGGACCGTAAGGACCAATGTCAAGGTTGACGTCAAATGCCGAGGCGCTTTCGTCCTCAAGCATCTGGACGTTCCGCTTCGGCGAGCCCGGGTTCAGCGGCAGGAATCCGTTGCCAGCCCCGTCCAGCCCGGCAACGACCACACCCCATTCCGTTGCTTTCTTAATAGCTGCCTTGTTTAGCCTTTTTTCCACATCCCCCATGTTAGCCTCCTATGCCTCTATGGTTTTTTCCTTTTGCCCTTTGGATTAACCGATCTATTGATTTCTTCTTCCTCAGGCTCAGGCAACGGATCGGTCGTCCGTTCCGCAAAGCCCTGGGCAATCCAATCCCGCACTACATCATCCGAAATGTCCGTGCCGTCGGTGTCGATAATGTCGCCGACTCTTAGCAGTCTCATTATCGGCGGCAGGTGTTGATCGCTGTTTAACCATCTGATTTTCATGCTATACCCCCATGACCCCTGCGATACTCACCCGGATTTTCTGGTCAAAGAATCCGAATCCCTCGAGTGATAAATACCCATCATCGGTTTCCGGCGAATCCTCGATCCTCACTTGAACCGCCAGGACGCCCAGCGTCCCCGCTGCCCCGCTCCGCGAGTCGGCGTCGATGGCTTTCCGTATGTCCGCGATGCACCGTTCCATCCGGGTCACGGTGTCCACGCTGTCCTTGACGATCCCCTTGATTGAGACGAAAAAGTCCTCGGTGTATTCGCTGTCATCTCCCGCCGCTCCACTAAGTTCCACCGTACCGCCGGGAGCGGTGAACACCATATAGGTCGGGAAAGCCTTGCACTCGGTCCAATGGATGAATCGCTTGGCAACCTCTCCGGGCGTGTAGAAATAAGTCTCACCCGTCACGATGGCCTGAAGGACCGCGATGATCCGGTCTATGATCTGAAGGCGAAGCGGTGTTGCTGGCATTTATTCTTTTCCCTCTTTCAGTTTTTGTTCCAGCTGACTTACCGGCTTCGTCTGTTGGTTCAGGAATGTCACGATCTGCTGGATACTTTGCGTATTTGCATTGACCTGCTGGGCGAGTTTGATGCTCTCCATTTTAAAATAGAGATTCAGGCAGAACCCAATGCAAAGTAGGACAAGACCGAAAACGATGACATCCTTCAAATCAATCTGAAGCTTCATTCAATCCCCCCTCAATGCCTTGAAGTTATGATAGAGAACGTAGGCGCGGGCCACGTTCATAACGATAACGAAAGCGTATGCCACCTTCTTGTTGTCCTTGTAGATGAGGTCTGCGAAGTAATGGACCGCGATGTCGGTGAGGACTTGTGCGCCAATGATGAATTCTGGGTGACGCAACATAAGGCGGGCGGGCGCATATCGTTCCTTGTAACCCTTGATATGGTTGATGGCGATATAAGACACGGTAAGGTCTGCCCATGACATGGCCGTGTATTCAACTTGTAGATAACGGTAGAACGAGTCGTGTTTGATGGGCGCAACGGGTTTTTCATCGGAGAATAACGGTATGGCGCATAGTGTCGCTAACATAACGCTGACGATGGCCGCAATTAGAAAGCGTTTATCTCTCATTGTCTTATCTTACATTCCAATAAATGCAACTTTTATAATACTTGCTGCCGTATCAGTCATTCGGGCGAGTGCGAAGTTGGGCAACGATGGTATCGGTAGTCTCCACCGTCGAATCATTGATTTTTCTATATAGCATGATGTGCCTCCTAGCTTTAATCGGTCAAATCCGTTGCAGTGACCACACCACTAATGACTTCGATGCGATAATATTTGCCATCGGTGGTGTCCTTGAGAATAACGCCCTTGTATGCCAAGGGTGTGTCGTCATCGTTTTTGCCGAGATAATAGGTATTGTCCGCGCCCGGATAGATGTTCCCGGTGAGCGTCCAGTTGGTGTTGTCGTGTTGCGCATTGATAGTCCCCGCGCCGTTGGCGAGGATGATGTTGTTGGAGAGTGCGGAGGCGAGTCCCGTGACCCCCGCGCCGAGGATGGTATTGTTTACGCCCGTGACGATTCCGCGTCCCGTGTTGTAGCCGACGGCGGTATTCGCACCCGATCCGTCGCCAGCCGTGATGTTGAGGTCGTAGAGTGCGGCATACCCCAGCACGCCGTTGTTGGAACCCGTGGTGTTGGAGTATCCAGCATTCACCCCACTAAAGGTGTTGTAGTAGCCCGTGGTGTTGAAGCGTCCGGCATTCACCCCACTAAAGGTGTTGTAGTAGCCCGTGGTGTTGGAGTATCCAGCATACATCCCACTAAAGGTGTTGTAGTAGCCCGTGGTGTTGATGAGTCCAGCATTCATCCCACTAAAGGTGTTATCGTAGCCCGTGGTGTTGGAGATTCCAGCATTTATCCCGATAAAGGTGTTTTGGCCGCCCTTGTATGTCTCCCCAACTGCCCCTACCGAACTCTGCCCGCCGCCACCAATAAATATATTATTCCCGTCACTATTTGCGCCCTTGTACGTCGAGAATAATGCGCTTGTGCCGCCTGTTATATGTAAGTGATCCCAAGATGGCCCGTCAGCCGTCGTCAGGCCCGCAACCGCCGCCTGGTTCAGCGTCGCCCATGCAGGTATCGCGCCGGTCGCCCCGGCGAGGTATTCACCCGTCGCGCCCACCGCCGCCAACTCCGTCATCACGTTCGTGGCAGAGAATACCGGCAGGCGATACGCCGTTCCAGTATTAGGAAGTGTCAGCGTTGACCATGCCGGAACATACGGGTTCGCCCCGACGCGTAGAACTTGCCCTTCTGCACCGATGGCCGTAATACCAATCGCATTAGCCGCGTTGCCATAAAGGACACCATTTAGCGCAAATGTTGACGCGCCCGTCCCGCCGTTTGCCACTGCTAGCGTGCCTGTAAGTGCCGAAATTGATGCTGTCAGCGTCCCGTTGATTGTGACATTTTTCTCGAAGATGATATTCTCCGTCACCGGACTTACGGGAAGAATGGTCGGGATCTGCGCCGAACCGATAAATATCAGCGCAATAAGAAAAGCCCCGATAAGGCTAATTTTCTCAAATATCTTTTTCATCTCAATGCTCCTCAGAGGCTCATACTTGCATTGCAGACCGTGAGATTGTTTGCATCATCGTTATTCACAATCCGATAAAGTCGAATGTGCGAGATGCCGTATAAATAAATCGGCTTCGATACTCTGACCACGTTCGTTACGGCCGTCTCGTTTGTGGGCGTTTGTATCCTCACATAATAGGCCGTTGTCCAGGTTGTTCCGCCGTCATAGCTAACCTGAAACTCAAAATCCACAGTCAGGGCCGATCCGGCCGCCGCGGTAAACGTAATGTTCAATAAGCCATTGTTTATCACATCGTAGCCAGCTAAAGTTATCGCCAACTCGTTCGACGTAAATCCCGTCCCATTCACTAGGGTTGTCGATACACCGCAGCTCACGCCGGCCGCCAAGAACGGCCGGTTGTTCTGCCAGGAGCTAGACAACGGCAAAAAGAGAATTGCTATCAAGAACAATGCCGCTAAAAACCTGAATAAGTTCTTTCTCATGTTATCCTCCTAAATTCATTTCGCTAATTTTCCTGCCGAGCTTCCGGCCATCATCTCCGCGAGCTTGAGGACGGCAGGTTTGCTCATCAGCATCGACAGCCTCGGCTCCTGTTCCGCAATGACACCCGAAAACCATTTGGACTCCGGGACGTTGACGGTAAGCGTCCCCTGCTTCGTGAGCGCGATAGCCTTGAACCTGTCCTCTTTGAATTTATAGAACGCCCACCACGCCCACTTCCGCATCCTGGCCGTGACAACGGGGTGCGTCGTCCCGCCCACGTCTTGAATCTTTGCGTAGGGAACGGATTGCTTGCCGCCGATGCCGGTGCCAATGGCGATGGTCCAGCGCTCATCCCCGGCGGCGACGAGCTGTCCGATGTTGCGCATCATCATCGAGGTTTTCTTTTTATACTTCGATGACTTCTGCATATTCGCGGCAGAGCGCATGAGAAGCTTAATCACATCAGCCGTCCACGACGTCGCCTGATATTTATGGGCCTTCGGTAGATTCTTCAGCGTCTCTGTCTTGCGAATAGCACCGCTGAAGTCTGCCCTTAGTCCAACGCCGTTTGTCACAGAATCACCCTCTTGTATTTCTGTAGGATTTCCCGCTGAGATTTCGTCAACTCGCCTTCTGCATTGATAGAGCTCGTCGAGCCGTCGGGCATGGTCCGCCCGCTCTCGCCCCATTCCTGCCCCTTCATGGTTTTCCATTTTCGAGCGATCAATTCGTAGCAGATGAGAACTATGTCGGACGGGATTGTCGTGTAGCCCGCCTGATAATTGACGGCATAGTTGCCGCTCCCCTTTGCCCAAGTTCCATCATTGAGCTTGAGGCTGAAGTGGTCCGGGCCCGGCGTGATCGTAAAATCCTCGTCGTCGCCTTCCGTGTAGGCGGTCCCGTCCTTGTCGACCACGGAGATGACCGACACGATCGGCCAATTGGGAAGGTGAAGAAGCGATGTCCCGTCTCCGCTCGCCTTCGCCTCGTCGCCGACGCGATAACCCGTGTAGGTCAGGGCTCCCGTGGAGTTCGCCGTGTCCGGGAATCCCGTGAGATTCGAGATGTCCGTCGCCTTCAAGGTTCCCGAGTTCCAGCGGATGGTGAAGTTCGAACCCGCCGCTATCGTGAATTTTCCCGTCGTCGTCGAATACGCGCAGGTATAGGTCAGGGCCTTCCCGGGAGCGGTGTTCAGGGCCGCCGCGATCGCCGTGGCCAGCGTCGTTCCCGTGTAAGTCCCGGCCGTCACGGTCCCCGTAAGCTCCGCGCCGCCCTCGTCGAAATTGATCTTGTTATTCGTCGCATCCACGACAAAAGACAGCCCTGCCCCCACCGTGTAAAAAGCATAGTCAAGCCTGCTCCCGATCTCCCGCTCGATGAGTTCCGAGACGGCGGAGATAATCGCCGGGAGGATCGCGTCCCATGTCGTGATCGTTTCCCCCGGCCAAAGATATGTTTTAACGTTCGCGAGCGTCACGAGGTCCATGTTCAGCTCCTCTTGCCCTTCCCTTTTTTCACGGGCTTTTCATCGACGACTTCGGCCTTGGTCTCCGGGATTCGGTCGATCATCTTGTCCTCGGCGGCCAGGCCCGCGCTGAGCCAGGACAGAGCCGTCGCCTCGTCGATATGCTCCGGCACACGAAGCACAGTGCCTTCCGAAATATAGTTATATTTCCGGGCGACGCCCTTGAGCATCCTGATCCTCTGAATCATCCGCACCTCCTCAATCAAAAAATGCAGGGCGGGCCTTGCGACCCGCCCCGACTTGAGTTGCCTTTCCGTGCGCTTTCTCAGGGCGCGATCTGGAGATAGCAGAAAACCGACCCGTAAGTACTCTTGGTGCAGGGGATGACGTATCCCGCGATCTGCGAGGCCAACGCAACGACCGTCCCCGAGGACTTGGTCGTCCTGAGCCCGCCTTCGACCGAGAAGACAACCTGCCGATCGTTCGGCGGATTGTTGCCCGGCCATTCGGTCCCACCACCGGTGTAGTGGCCATTGACTGGCCCCCAGGTTTGCACCCACCCGTAGCCGCTCACGGCGTGGAACGCATGAGCATAGCCGACGAACATCTCGGCGCCGCTTTCGGAATGACCCGGCGTGCAGATTTTGGAATAGGCCGACGGATAGACGTCAACCGTCGCGGCCGGGACGCAGGTCAGCGGGTAGTCCAGCGTCAATGTGATGGAGACGCCGTTGCCGACCGTGGACGCCGCGATCCGCCGCAGCTGGTCGAAGTTGGTCGCGCCCTGCGCGATGGCGGGGTTTCTGTAAATGAAGCAATACCCGCCCTGATAGAAGTTGACCGGCCTATCGCCCGCTGCGCCCGTGTCCAGGACGACGAGCGTCCTGTCGCCGATTGCCGGGGTCCCACCAAAGGCCACCTCGGCCCCGTCGTCCGGGATGATGTTCCCGTTGACGAGCGCATAGCTCAGCTCGCCGACTGCGGTATGGAAGAATCCATACCGGAAGGCCCGCTCGCCGATGACGAGCCGCGTCCCGATGGAAAACTTCTGAGTCGTGGACAGCTCGTTGGGGTCCTGGAAGTCCTTGCCCGCCAGCAACTCACCGTCCGAGATGAGATGGCCGAATGCGAGCCCGTTTGAAAACCGCTTAGGAATGTAATGAGCTTTCAATTTGTCCTCCTATAGCTCAAAGATTATGCGTGCTCTTGGAGAATCCGCAGAGCATTCGCCCGAATGATTGACCCGCCGACGCGCCTTGAGGCCAGGAACCCGACCAGGCCCGCCGTCGCGTAGAGCTCGAGCAGCCGCTGAATGGTCATCCCGGCCCTGTCGAGAATCCTGTACCCGGCCCGCATGTCGCCGAAGATCACGACGTCCTGCAAGGCCCCGTCCCCGACCTGGGGCATAGAATCGCAGGCGACGCTAGGAAAGCCGCAAAGGGTCGCGGGCTTGCCGGCCTGGACTGAGGGTTGCCAAATATAGGAGCCGAAGTGAGTCGCGTCGTAAGTGGTTGCGCGGAGCAGCCGGAGCAGGAGCTCGGTCCCGGAGTGCATGATGAAGTTGCCGTTGCCCCTGTACTGTGAGGGCACGGCGTAGATGAGGTTGAGGATGTCGTCAACCGTAACCGCTCCCGAAGCCGCCGAAGTGACCCGCGTCACCGTGGTCCCGTTGAGGATCCCCGTCGGCTGCTGGTTGGCATGGCCCGTGCCGCTGACGAATGCCGCCTCTTCCGCATCCGCCATCGCCCGTGCGAAGCTGTCAGCGATGATGGGTTCAAGAGAGACATCGCTGTCGGAAAGCTCATCCTTGCCGATCTTGGTCAAGCCTTCCTGGTCTTCGACATACTGCCAGAGTTCGCCCGGGACGAGTGTCGTCTCAGCCGGCGCCCCGCCAAGTTCCAGCTTGCCCCATCCGACCTCAACTTCGGTCAGGCTGCGGAGTCTGATCCTGTCGCGCGTGATGGTCCGGACCGTGCAGAATGGCCGGATGACGTTAAGCTGAGGAAGTGCCCGGTAGATTTCCGACTCGACCTCTTCGGGGATGAGGATCTGGCCCGTGGTGTCGGCCACGAGCGCTTTCCGCTCGAGGTTGTAAGCTGCGGCCTTGTCGCCGAGTTCGAGCTTGCCCGACCGCATGAATTGGAAGAAGCTCTTTTTGTACTCGGTCTTCCCGTCAACTTCGCTCTTGTTTTCGAGCTTGGTATTCGGGAGTTTCAGCTTGGCGATCTCGGCGTTGATCTCGACCATCCTGGTCTCAAGCTTTTCCGAGAACGTCTTGAAATCGGATGCCGGGAGCTTGCCTTCGATCTTCTTATCGTTGGCCTCCCGTTCGTTCGTCAGGAGCTTCTTGAATTCAATCTGAAGCTCTTCTACTTTCTTGACAATGTCTGTTTCCATTTGGAAACCTCCTAAAGATTTTTCCTGACCTGCTCAATCAAGAGCCGCCAGGCTTCGAGCAGATGGATTATCTCCGTTGTGCTCTTTTTATCCCTCTCTTCCTGGCTGAGGTTGGAGTCATCCGTATCTCCGCCAGGAGAGGTAAGGTCCGCTTTGACCTCGTCGATCTGGGCGTTCGGACAGGCTTGAAAGACACACGGGGAAATCTCCCAGAGTTTCACTTCTTTCAGTCTCCGTGTGTTGGCATCCTTGTCATTCTCTTCGCGGACGGTTTGGAATCCGATGCTCAGTCCGGTAACCGCGCCCTGCTTCATGAGCGACCTGATCTCGCGCCCGCGCTGGACGTCGATATTAAGTTGGCCGGAGATTTTAAGCCCCCGGTCATCCTCTTCGCCGCTGACGATCCCGATAGGTTCCATGAGGTTATGACTCCAGAGGAGCGGAAACTGCTTGCTTTCCTTGAGCGAGCGTTTGAAAGCACCCTTCACAACCGTATCGCCATAAGAATCGACGACATCCCAAATGGATGCGTAGCCCGCAAAGCTCCCCTTTTCCTCGTCGATATCGTCGAGCGTAAACTTGAATTCTTTGGTCTCTGTTTTTCTTGTAGTCATGTCATCCCTCCGCTTCCCCGACAACGGGGGCAATCGCACAAAGACAATTACACGTGTTAGCGGCACTACCCCTAGCATCGCAGGGATATGCCAATGCTTCTCCTCCAACCATAAAGTCATCGTCTAGATCAACTTCTTGATCATCGGCTGCCCTGTGCTCTTCTCTCGAATCGGGAACGAAAGAACATATCCAAACTTTACGTTCCACAAATTCCGTTTGCTTCATGCCCTCCAGGGCCCCAAACGAATCCACACGCACGCTCTCTGTCCTCGCCCATAGTTGCGCCTTCCACGGTCCGAGATCGCCGATCTTGTCGGATAGGTTCTGCGCGAATTCCCCGACCGTCCAGTTATTCTCATTCGCCGTCTTAATCATCTTCTCAACGGTATCAAGCATCGTTTCGTTGACTTTCGTCCCCGAATTGAAGATCATATCCTTGAGTTTTTCTGCCTGTTCCGGCGTCATCTCGAATACCCATGACGTCGGCTTCTTCGGATCACCCTTCCAGGCCAGGGACTTGAACTCCGCATCGTCGAACAGCTCGCCTTTCGATGCGTGCATACCTGCGTTCCCTGCACGGATGAAGTGATCGATGTACCAGGCCGTGAAGGTCTTGGCATACCGCTTCGCCTCTTCCTTGACACTGAAGATATCGGTCGCATGAGCGCCGCTCACGGAGCCGAGCCGAGCCGCCTTCTGCCTCAACGCATCAGCCTGGGCCCTGAGATAACCTTTCGCTATCTGCTCGAAGGATCGCTCCCGCGCCTTGACCCGCGTCTCGAACGTCTGCCAGAGCCGTTCCTTGCGCTCGGGCTTAGACCAGAAGCCCGTCGCCTTATGCTCAGGAATAGGCTTGGAGGCCGGTTTAAGGCCCGTGGCGGCCTTTTCATCTGCACCCGCGCCCGATTTTTCCTCGTCCACGGGCTCCTCCTCGTCTGCAGGCTTCCCTTCAGTTCCCGATTGAAGCGCATCCGGCACGGGCTCCGGCTCAGCCGTTGCCTGCTCAAGCGGGATCATGCCAATCGGCACAAGAATCACATCGCCCCCCTCGACTTCGTCCTCGCCGACGGCTATCCGTTTCTCGTTAATAGAGAGGAAGTATGATGCGTTCAAGTAAGCATATTTCTGTGCCCGCTCCTCTTGCAGGGCCTCAATGGCATCCCGGTCATAATCGAGATAAAGCCCGTCGTCATAGAGCGGCACGAGCCAGGCGTTAAGCTCGTCGCGGTAGAGGTCCATGAGCGGAAGGATCGCTTCCATGTAAAGCGCCTTCCTAGCCTCCTGCATATTCGAATACGTCGTATTCTCCGTATCGCCCAGGAGCTGCGAACAGACATCGAAAATCGTGCAAATCTGCCGCATGATCTCTTTCTGCCCGGTTGTCCAGTCGAGGTCCTTCGGGCTCATCGAGGTCGATTGCCATTCGACACCGGCGTTAAAGATCGGCACGGACCCGGCGTTGCTATAGCCCGCGTATTGCTCATTGAACTTGGTCACGAATTCTCTGAACTGCTCTTCCATGAGCGCAGGATTGAGCTTGACAATCCCCGGCGGCCTCATATCGTTATCGAGGAGCTTCTTATTCCACTCCATGCTCTTGTTGGATATGTCGATAGCCCGGGCCGCAACCTCAAGCCTGCTCAAGCCGTAGAAATCATTAGTCGGATGGAACTCCCTGAGATGCAGGATGTCTCGGGCCTCGAACTTCTCCGGCGCTATTCCTGTCGAGTATTCATAACGGGCGATCGGAGCCTTCCAATTGCCGGCGACGGCAGTCATCCTGTCGGGTCGGAGCGAATAGAGGAAAGGCGGAGGCATCGACTGAACGCCGTGGACCTTGAGGACGTAGCTGTTCCCGGCCAGGAGAAGATACGACAACACCTTCTCGCTGAACCTTGAGCCGCCCTCGAACTCGTTCGGCTTTGCCAGGAGCTTGAGCAAAGGATGCTCCTCAATCTCACCCATGCCGCCGCCCCTCTGCTTTTTCCCCAGCGTCCAGGCGATCCGGCTGCCGCCCTTGGCTATCTTCGAGACGCAGGCGAAGACCGTCGAACAGTATTGGTATCCGGCCCTGGTCAGGTTCCCGTAGTCCCTCGGCGTCCAGATCGGAGTGCCCGCTCCGTAGATAGACATTATGGCGCGGTAGGCTGGATTCTCCTTCTTCTGGAGCCTCGGGAATATTCGCTGGAAGACGTTCATTCGATCCTCACCAGTTGAGCCTCGCTATGCCGGGAAGAAGAATGCGCGGATTATAGAAAGCCAACAGAAACGAATCCGCATCGTCCGGCGATCGAAACCCTCGTGCCTTGTAATCGTCCTTACTTTCGACGACCCGGCGGCCCTTTTTATCCAATCCCTTGCTCTTTCGATTCACGAGTTCCGTCATAAGCCGATCGTTCTTAGGACATGCGATCTCATGGATGATCTTCCCAACTTCGAACCACATCTCCGATGCGATATTTGGATACTTGTCCGGCTCACTGGCTGTCTCACCAAAATTTACGGGGACGATATTGTATTTACGTGATTGCATGATGTCCGTGAGACCGCCGCCGACGCCGGTGTCATCGATCTTTATCCGCATCTTTTTGTTGTATTCAAAAAAGGTCTCGGCCTCGTCCGCCAAGAAAACGAGCTTCTCCTTATCCGGGAGTTGACTTGATGCGATGATCTTCCTTTTGACGATCTTCAAACCCTTTCGATATGTGAATGTCGTATCATCCGTTCCACCGCGAGCCACGTCTATCCCGCCTTCCTCGGCCCCATCGCCATTGAATGCCGGGTTATCCCAGTTAGCGAACATCTGATTGACCTGGCTGAGTTTGATGATCGAATCGGCCCCGGCATCCACGATCTCGCCCAGGACTTTCGTCTGATAGAGAACGGAATCATCGCCCCAGTCTTTCTTGCTGTCCGCGATGTATTTCGGCGTTGCGATCTGAATTGATATGGCGGCAGGATCTGTCCACGTCCGCTTGAACCTGTCGGGTCGCACGAGATCGGGTATGTCAATCCCCCGGAACTTCTCGCCGGTAACATATGGCGAATCGAAGGCCGAGATATGGATTCTGTTCCAGTCGCTTTTGTCGCCCTGGAAAATCTTCCAGTATTGCTCGCCCACCTGGATGCCATCGGTCGTCGAAATGACCAGCCAGCGGCAGAATCCGCCAGTCATAGTTCCGCGCACGGCATCCCAAAGCCATTGAGGAATCCCCTTGCCTTCGTCGAAGATAAAAAGAATCGCCGGCGCGTGCCATCCTTCGGCCCTGGCCGGCTTATCGGTCGAGAAGCCTATCGCATAATGGTCCGCATCGTCCGACTTTATCTCCGTCATAAGGCATTCGCCTTCGAGCACAAACCGGCTCCGGGCGTAGATCGCATTTATCTCAGACCACAGAAGCATCTTTATTTGGGTGAAGGTCGGAGCCGTGGTGATAACCTTCGAATTGTCGAAGCAGTTAAGAAACCACACCACCAGTTCGGCGGCGCTGAACGTCTTGGATACCCCGTGGCTGGACCTGACGGCGGTCTTCTCGTTATCCCTTACGGATTGAAGGATCTCTCTCTGCTTAGACCAAGTAAGATGACCCAGGGCATGCTCACAGAAAAACGATGGGTCCCTGCGGTATTCGAGCATGAGATCAGTCATGACGGCGCGGGTCTCAACGTCAATCACCGGAGACCCCCTTCATGGATTTCTTGAAGTCGGACAGAGAGAGCTTGGCATTGAGATTTAATTCACCATAGATTCCGAGCTTGGGGTCCTTGAAAAACCCGAGATGTTTTCCGATAAGATCAAGAGCGGGAATTTTGCAGTGCATCTTGAACTTGATCTTACTGTTGATGATATTGGATTCGTCGCCGCTCGAGGACTCCTTGATCGTCCTGTTCTCCTCAATCGCTTCCAGCGCCCGGCTGGCCTCCTCGGGCATCTCCTCAAATGTCTTGGCGATGATAGAGCCGCCTTCGTCGATAGTCAGATAGTCCTTGATATCGGAATGCCCGATGATCCAGAGTTCGCGCAGCCACATGTCGGCCGTAATCTCCAACCGTTTGGCCCGCTTTTTCTGAGCCCTCGAAATAACAGCCGCAACCTTAACATTTTTTAACAACCGCGCTCCCTGTTCTGGAGCTGTCTTTCGGCTATACCCCGCCCGAGAAGCCGCCTGCGTTGCATTGAGGTCCGCAAGATATTCATGGACGAACAGGCGCTGGCGAGGCGTAAGCTTCTTCATCCCTATCCCTTCCTCAGCAGAAGCGCATCGACCTTGCCATCGATCCGCGCAAGCCAAGCGTCAGTGCTCTTCTTGGATTCAACAAGAATCGAGATCGCTTTTTCGTGTTCCCGGCAGGTTTCACCCATCCCGGGCTTTTCCACCGGGGTTGAATTCGATGTTCCGTTCCCGATCGACTTTAATTTTCGATTCGCATAGATGATTGATAACCATGATCCGACTGCGGCAACAGTGGCCAGACCTACAACGGGCCAGGTTACAGGATCGCTCCGCACGGCCTCGACCGCCGCCTGGGTGAGCATGGATAAGAGCATCATGGCTTTCTCTCCTCGGGATGATAAAATCTCTTGACATGCCAATGGTTATTGAGTATACTTGGGCCATGATAATCAAATGTATCCATTGTGGTAAGCCCTTCCAAACCTTTCCGTCCAGGCGTGCTGTCGGCAAGGGAAAATATTGTTCGCATAAATGTGAGCAAGAAGCTCGAACCAAAATGTGTACTTGTCTCACCTGTGGCAAAACATGGAGACATCCTATATCCCAAAAGGGAGATAAGTATTGTTCGATAAAATGTTATAGAAAAACTACGGCAATAGTTGATTGCGTTTGTGAAGTCTGCCATAAAAAGTTTCACCCTAACCAGCAGACGAAGAAAAACAGATTTTGCTCCCAGGAATGTCATTGGGAATCTATGCGTTTGCCAGAAGAAGAATTTAAGCGTCGTCGCTTTTTGTATAATAAAAAATTTCGTCGCGAACATCCCGGATGGACCCAGGCCATGAAATCTCGGCGCCGAGCTTTGAAAAATGGTGCAGGCGGACACTTTACGGCTTTTGACTGGAATAGCATTAAGATTAAACAGAATCATCGATGCATTATTTGCGGAAGAAAAAAGAAATTGACGGTTGATCATATTATTCCGCTCGCACTCGGGGGGAGCAATTATCCATCGAACATCCAGGGGCTATGCGGAAACTGCAATAGCCAAAAATGGATAACGGTATCTGCCTAAGCATTTCACTTGTCCCACTTCATAAGTTGCCATTCCGTCCGGTCAAACTCCCCCCATTGAGGATGAATCATCCAGCTCACCTGCTGGGGGTTAGCCTGCCGACCGGCCTGATGATCGTAAGCATCGGTTCCGCTTACGCTTCCCCCGATCCAAAAATAAGGGTGCGATAATGGCGCATGCCAATGGCCCATGATGATTCGATGGAAGCGCGTGAAGTCGGGTCCGTTCATCCGCTTCATGGCCTCGCGGGCGGCCTTCCGTTCGATTCCGTAATAGGGAAAGCCCATCCAGCCAGAAACCTCGTGACCATGACAGAGGAGATAATTCCGGCCGTTGACCGTGACCACCTTCTCCGGTTGCGCCCAAATATTGACGGTTACATTTTTGTGCGCGGAGAGGAGAATCTTGGCAATGTGGCCGACGACATACATCCAGTTATTGACCCCGCCTTCCTTCGATTGTGGCTTCTTCGTCATTCGGCCGTGATTGTCGAGGGTGATAATGTCGAGGATGACCCTTTCAAAGCGTGGAGCCGCCATCGCCACTTGATGAGCAAGGATTTCTCCGGCTTCAACAGCTTGACGGGGGGCCGGGAAAGCATTGGTCACACGAAGATCTTGGATATCGCCGGAGATTAGGTCCCCGGTAACAAGGAATCGCGCTTCTGGAATTGAATAGACGGTTCGGTGAAGTTCCACCCAATCCATAACATCTTGGATAAATCCGATCTGCCGAAGCCTGGATAATTCGGGGGAATAACAACCGAATCCCTCGATTTCATCTTTGGCTTGAATCGCGCCATGATGAGAATCGGTAATATGGAGGGCGACGGTCACATCCCGATCAACGCGCCTTATTTTCGACGGCTTATACATCAACGCTTGTGACTTGATAGCGGGAACAGCGGCCAAAACCTCGGCCATTAATTGATCGAGTTGGCCATGTTCTTTTTTGTATTCCTTATAAGCTGCGGAGATTTGATCGCGCTCCGCTTGAAGAGCAAGAACTCGCTCAGGTGGTTTTAGGATGTCCCTGACTTCGGATAAATCGACGATTTTTCTCATTTTCATAGACTCACTATCTTCTGGGCTTCTGCGATTTCCGAAGCGCGGCCCCAATACCACTTACCGTCCGTGCCATCATCGAGGCGGAGCTTGATTCTCAGGGGCTTTAATTCATCGGCGTTGTTTTCGCAGGTCCGCCTAAATCTGTTCCTGTCCGTCCCCGCCGTCCGCTGGCACAGCTCTGACTCGACGATGAGCTTGCCCTTGGGAAGACTGTCGATCTCGCGGAGGATGGCCGCCTTGATGTCATAGCGGGCGATGACCTTATCGAGCGAGACCAAGGCCGCATTGCCATTATCCCCCGCTGGAGTTGATATCTCACTTTGTGGGTTAACGGGAAGCCCGGCCCGGGCGCTCTTGACCGCATCCGCATGAACGTTTGCCGATTTCGCAACTTGCCAATCCAGCCAGCCGGGGTGTCGCGCGAGACACCGCTGGATTTTTTCTTCGGGCGTGAAGAACGGCTCGGTCATTCCTTATCCCCCTTCGCTTCGAGCTTCTTTATCTCAAGTTTGAGGAGTGCGATTTCATCCCCGCGAGCCTTGAACTCTACGATAAAAGCAGGAGTGACCTCGAAGTTTCCGTTCGGGAGTTTTGCCACAACGCGGGCATCCCCGATCGGGATGAGGACGGGCGGCTTCGTCTTACACGTCGTCGCCGAAAACAAGAGCGTTGATAGCGTCAACGTCGCCAGAAGCGACAGCGCGAAGCAACGCCTGCTTTTCTTCCGCATTCTTCATCTCCTGTTTTTCAGTCGCGTCTTTTATTTTTTCGAGGTCCGTTTTCTTTTTCAGGAAGGGAATGATCGCCAGAAGAAGCTCGATGATCTTGTCCATCACACGCCCTCCTTGAACGGATCGACGATTATCGGAACCTGGGGCCGACGATAGTTAAGGGGACGAACGGCGAGGAAAGCGTTATCGCGGACTGCATCCGCCGCCGTGATCGTATGAGACCCCCCGCCGATCGTCCCGATCACGTGCTCGTTGTCCAGAAGAAGCATGACGTGGGTCGCCGTGTGCTCGGCGTTGAACCAGAACGCGAGACAGCCCTGGTAGCCCAGGAAGACGACGTTGGATTTGAAGATGGTGTAGAGGTCGTGAGCCGAATAATCCTTGCCGTGAGGAAGGACGCCTACGGCTTGGAGGACCTCAACGACGAAACCCGAGCAATCGAAGCCGGACGGGTCGTTGCCGCCCCAGCTATAGAACGTCCCTATAAAGTGCTTGGCATAGTCCACCGCCAGCGCACGGCGGTAAGCGGATCGGACGTGGTCCTCGGGCTTCACACTTAGAACATAGCGCGCAGAAAAAGTATGTCAAACTTCTGTTGGAAATCGTTTTTTTGAGGGGACTTAAGTTACTGGTAGGTATGAAAATATATCAAATAGTTTTTGAAAAATCGTTACTTGTCCCGATACGGCTCGGCACTCTTCCAGTTCTTTTCGGATGATTCTAGTCGATTGAACAGCGTCGCCTTCGTCCGGTTGATCTCGACCTCATGAATCTCGGCGTCGCATTCCGTACAGCCTGTTTTCATTTTGCACCGCCGGATTCTGCGACCGGCCTCTCGTATGGTATCCGGCAGCCAGGGCGCGGCCTGGCCCTCTCCCCACACGTAGAGACTTCGGGCGTCGGTAGGCACGTCAGATGAGCATGAGATAACGAAAAATTTAATTCTAGCCACGTAGGTCCTCCTGATGTATTTTCGGCATCCATGAGTCGTCGAACGATAAGTCGCGGCAATTCCAGCCGCAGTATCTTGTGTGCGGAGTGGCCGGACGGAACAGCCTGCCGCAAATCCCGCACCGTATCTTGGGAAGGTTCTTATACGTCATCTCAATGAACATCGGCGGGCATTCCGGGGAAGGGGGCAGTTTATCCGTCAGCCTGAAAAACTTGTCTTGAACCAAGCAGTAGAATTTCTGCTTTTTGTTTTTTACCGGCTGATAGCTTGGACATGCCTTGCAGAGTAGCCGGACGATCTTCCGAGGCTTTCGCTTGCCGTGCTTCATGCGCTCACCTCGGCACAACCAGCCTCGGCGCCCGGCCCGGGTTAGGATTCTTCTTCGCCTCAGCCTCAGCCTTCGCTGCGGCCTGCGCTGCCAGGATCGCCTCTTCAGCCGCCGTGATGACTTCGGCAGCCATGACGTCGCGGGGCCGGATCAGGACCGTCCGACCGCCCTTCCTGGACTTGACGACGATAGGACGTCGAGCCCTGAGAATCCTGCTGGCCATCGGCTCTTCGCCCTGGATTTCCAACTTGAGTCCGTCGTGCAAAAATAGAACGATTGACATTGTGTGCTCCGTTCAGCCCCGGAAAGGGGTCGGGCGAAAGGAGGTAAGACCCGGCCCCCCGGGGCGCGTTAATCAGATTTGGCCGGATGAACTTTCCGAAACGCTTCCTTGGCGATGTCGCGGGCCAATGCCTCTTTTATTTCGTCGGCATTGTCTTTGAATTTGGCCCCAAACAAGGCAGTCATGATGGCAGTAAGGATTGCAACAATCAGTTCCGGGGAAATCGGGAGTGTCACCCCGGCCTGAGCGAGCGCGGCGATCACCGCCGATACAACGGCCAGCCAGAATTTCGGGTCTTTAAATTTTCCGGCCTGAGCGCCGAATTTCTTCAAGTCGAGCTTGGCCTCGAAAAGGACATAAAGCAAAACCGCCCCGAGTCCGGAAGCGGCAGCTGCGCCGTTGAGAGTGAGCCCGAGCGTCGACCCGATGACGCCGAGGATCGCGCCGAGAACGGCGATAACCGTCAAGATGGTTTTTCTGCTCATGGCAGACCTCCTATTGAGAATTTTTATCTCGCGTGATCTCGTAGCCGATGCCGCAGACCAACGCGAGAACGTAAACAAAGATGATGATCGGACTCATAGAGGTAAATCCATTTGGCAGGCCGGCGGAACCAACTTTGGATAATAGGCATATATCGTCGCGCACCGCCGATAAGCCACAATGGGACCGCTTTGCTTTGTAAGATAGGTTTTGAATTCAAGCACTTCCTGAACACCCTTCGGAATGTTTTGATGGTCGGGAAGAAACAGCCCTTCCGCACATGAGCAAATTGGTAGGCCGCTATACAGCTCGCGCATTTCTCTGTCGCTCAACGTGGGCCGGAAAAGCTGAAGGTGGGCCAGGAGGTCGCGGCGGGATAGCGCATTGGATCGTCCGCGATGGCCGGACATGATCCTCATAACCTGGTCACGGATGAAGGTGTTCAAGCTCATTCCTCCTCATGCTTATCGATTTCCTTTCTTAGCTCGTCAAACTCGTGGTCATCCCATAGGCCAAGATAGCCGATGACCTTGATGGCAAGACGCATGATGTTCTCCGAGGATGGGAGCCGGGCTTCGAATTTCGCGGTCTTCGTGCTGGAGAGGATGGCACACATGAAAAAACCGAGAATGCACCCGATGGAAAATGCGATGTAAACCTTCATGGTTTCTCCTTCCTCCGGCGAACATGACGACCAGGAATTCTCAACCGTGGAAAATGCAAAGTCAGCTTTTTTGTTGCTGGATTTTTAGCTTCTTTCTCTGCATCTTTCATCATCTCCTCCATCGAAACATACGTTCGTCTCTCCCTGGCTCCGTCCGTTCGTTCAATATCCATTTTTTACTCCTTCCTCCGCTCCGGCAGGGATTCGAGAGATCGAAGGATCGCATCGGCAGAATCCGGCTCTAACCAGCGTATGGGCTTTTCATGCTCGATAGCATATTTGATCTCGCTTCGCGTGGAAGAGCCGACATAGCCCCCGACGTTGAGAATGAAGACCTCATCAGCCAGGTCGATCTTCCGCTTGTGGATTTCATCAACGAGTTCTTTCACGCACTCTCTATCGCCGACGTGGGCATTATCCTCTTCGGGAAAATTATCGAAATAAGCATCCGGAAGAGCACACCAGGAAAGAACGATCGATCCTCGCTTCGTAAATTCCCATTGTTTGATGAGCATTTCTTCCGTGAACCGCGTTGATCCGCAGAGGCAGATGATCTTTGGAAAGTTCTTTGGCCGTTGGTTCTCGCTCATCTATTCCTCCTTGCGGTCATGTCGGTCGGGCTTCGGCCCCAAGTTATCCAGGACGTCCTGAATTTCCTTGTTGAATTTATAGAACCGGGCGTTGCATCCGGTAACACAATGATGATCTAACCCTGGTCTTCCCGGAGCCATCACGCCATCTCGGAAAAGATGAGAGCAAAAAAATTCTCGTCCAAATTCATCGAAAAGCCTCTCCGACATAGAAAGATAACAGGGGATTTGCAGATTCTCCGGGAATTCGTTTTTGTTTGAATCATGTGTCGAATAAAAAATCTGTTTTGATGTTGAATCCAATAAATCAGCATGCTCAAACAAGATGGCTAGATCATCTTGATCGAGGGATAATTCTGCGTTTTCATTCCCCTTGTAAAATGATGCCGATATTGAAAATAATCCAGGAAATTCATCTTGGCAAAATCGAATAAAATTATCGAACCGATGGGCACTCTGATGTGTTGCAACAAAACTTACCGAAACATGCTTCGTAACCCGAATGGCCCACTTGATATTCGCTACGACGGTATCAAAGAAATCTCCGCCAACCAATGTATTCCAGCGATCAGCATGATAGTCATCGAGGGAGGTCTTAATTCGAAATAGGGCTTCCAAAACATCATCGGGCGGTAACCGTAGAAGATTGCTGTTCCATGCAAATTTCGTTAAATCTTTATTTTGCCGAATTTCATCATATATCCACGGAACGAGGGATGGCTCCCCCCCCGTTATATGAACAATCCCGCCTTTGCCAGCCCGTCGGCAAAGTTCCGCAAATAACACTCGATCAATCATTTGCCCCGAGGGTTTTCTGTCATGGCAGTATTGACACCGCATATTACATGCAGATGTAACATGAACGGCATATCGAATGATGGGAATCGGTTTTCCGGCACGCAAAGCAGATATTGTCTCTGTGGTCCGTTCAGCTATTCGATCCCAGAAAATATTATCCGGATTCATTTTCGACCCCAATCTCTATCGCTCGGCCTTCCCGGTATGCTTATCATCGGCGCCGGGATGACGCCGTCGTGCTCCATGCCGAGGCGGCGAGCCCGATTATGCAAGAGCTTGTGACAGCCTTTGCGTTCACAAATAACTAAGTTTTTATTTCTGTTGTCAGTTGAATCTCCGTTGATATGATGAACGATTTCCGTTGATTTAAGATGCCGGCCTAGTGCTCGCTCTGCAATTAAACGATGCTCGGGAACCATTCCCCGCTTTGTGGCAAATGGATGATCCGGCTTCCATCGCATAATATACCCCTCGGTTGAAATATATCTTCCCCCGGCCCATGCAGGATTCAACGGCCCCGTTTTTGCGCGGCTTTGTCGCTCCTTGATCTCAGGCCGATTGCTGATTATGCGCATTCTTTCACAAAACGCCCTGTCTTTGGGTCGGCCTTTTTGCGCGGCGCTTATTTTTCTTTTCGTCTCTTCGCTCGTGATATGACCCATCCGAGATCGTCTAACTTTATCGACCCATTCTTTTGGGAGCTTCATCCCTCGTCTCTGTTGATATCCGCATTCATGGCTGCAATATCCAGCTCTAAGATTTGATGGATTTCTTTCGAATTGTTTCCCGCATGCCTTGCATATGAAGATAGCCATATTAATCTCCGGTGCTCGGTCGCCCATACTTAATATCGACTCCCGCAAATTGTCCGCCCTCGGCAAGGCCCCTCATCGTGTCTCTCCAAAAAGCCAATTCCACATTCAGCTCTGCAAGGCTCGCGTTGGCCGTCTCAACCTGGGCCTGGAGGTCATAAATCTCCGTGTCCTTATAGGCGGCGGTGACGGAATGGCCGGCGTAGATGCCGAAAGCTAAAACGACAATTAACGTGAGAATCCACATCGTTTCCCACGGCCAGCGATATTCAAAGAGCTTCATGGTCTTCCCCCTTCAACCATAACCGGGACGGCCTCGGCTCCAAAATAGATTTTTAGTCCAATCCGATCCGCCTCTTTTTTTTCAGCCATACACCCTAAACTTCTGTCCCAGCCGTCGATGAAACAAATGGCATCGCATCTGAAAAGGATTTCCAGATCCCCGGCAAGCCAAACTCGGTCATCACAACTCCCCCCGAAAAACGCGGTATTCTTATGGGGACAGAAAACGGCCCACCCATTTTTCCAAAGTTCGACGGCTACCAACTCCGCCCGGTGGATGTTTTCGGCAACTCCCCATTCGGTTCTTGCCCGATATGGTCCAGCAATATAAATTACCTTCATGTCTTCCTCCCTTCTATCTCCGCGATTGCGTCGGTCAACGCCTGGCCCTCCAAGCCCTGCGCCTTGAGCTTGCGCACTTCGGTCCAATACGAATCCGGCTTGTCTCGCTTGACGTTGGCCCCAATGTGGGGAGGATCGGGCTCGCGGCGTCCCAAGACACTTCCACTCCCTCCCCGATCCTGCGTCCGCGCCAACCAGTTCACGATGAACCGCCGATATTTGATCTTCTTCTTGTCCGGGTTTGCTTTCAGCCACTCCGCCATCTTTTTCAGTTCGCCCCGAACATCACACGCCGGATAGGCCTCGGACCATGCGGCAATATCGACTTCCTGGATGTTCCCCCACACCCCTTCTATGAAAGAAATAGAAGCATATGCAGAAGCAGAAGCAGAGGCCGCTTTCGTTTTGCTTTCTACCCTTGCTTCAATTTTGCTTCCGGCTTTGCTTTTAGAACGGCCGCCCTTTCGACCTGATTCAGCCCTTATCTCAGATATATATCCAGTCCTTGCCATCCTTCGGTTAAATATAACCCCACCATCACCTTGCGAGTAAACGTTATGAGTCTTTAACTCGGCAAGAAGCGAGTCCACGACGGCGACATCTTCGCCTACTAATTTTGCTAAGGTTTTGCTTTCCATTTTGCCTTCACCATCAAGCATGAATCCCACTATTTTGCTTTTCGCCATAATAGAAAGCATCCTCATCCACAGCCCCTGAGCCGCTAGGCTTGATGATGCCAGCCCGGTATCTGAAAGGTAATCGGACCAGAACCATTTGACCCACGGATTTTTATCTTCACGCCCATCTTCCACGTCATCATCCTTTCGTTTTTCTCATCGTATAAGGCCCGGCCGGGAGAGCAGTCGGCAAGCTAGCCATTTATTGCCACTCTCCGCAGATTCGCGCATGGACAGCCGGGCCATTGGATTCATGACTTAGTTCTGTTCCCGATCGACGCCATGATCGGACGATTGAATATCCGGACGCCTGGGATTGTGATCTGGCCCTTGAGCGCCCGGACGACCTTGCCGATCTTGATCTCGTCAACGGCCAGGAATTCTCTTGGTACGGCCATCGGATCGACGACCTCGAAGCACCAGTGATCCTGCATTGCGAGGCCAGCCGTCCGCGGAGCCTCGGGGATGATCGGCGCCGGAGCCATCGCGGCCTCAGCCTTTGCGGCCTCGTCGATGGCCAGCGTCGTCTCATCATCCGCAATCCTTCGAGCCTCCTCGGCTTGAAGGCGGAGCTTCTCGCGCTCCTCCTCAATGCGTTTCAGGGCAACTGCATCATCGGCCTTTTTCAGGGCCTCCTGTCGGAGCTTTTCAGCCTCAGCTTCAAGCCTTTGCCGCTCACGCTCGGCTTTCTCTTCAGCCTCCCTGGCTTTCCTTAGGGCCTCCTCTTCAAGCCGCTTGCGCTCTTCCTCGCGGCGCCGGGCTTCAGTCTCAGCCTCCCTGCGTTTCCGCTCCTCTTCAGTCCGCCAGCTTGAGATGCTCCGGGAAAGACTTTCTACAATGGGCTCTACCTTCGCCAGTTCCGCCTTTTCCTTTTCGATGAGCTGTCGATGCGTGGCGTTTGCGGCTTCTTTTAGGGGCATGAAGAAAGCCTTAATTTTTCGGACAGCATCCTTCCCGGCTAGGATGAGCTCCGTCGCCCTGTTCGCCGACGCCCGGTCCGTGACTGCAAGCCCCTGGGCCTGCGTTGCCAAATCCGTTGAGAGTCTTTCAATTTCGTTCATCATCTGTCCGTAGTCCTTTCGATCGTAGTGATCATGTATTGACCGGCCCTCACTTCGTAGGCCTTCCGGTCGACCTCCCTCGATTCGATCTCGATGTCCTCGAGGACCGCGTTCTTTCCATAGAAACGCCCGGGCTTTTTATTGTTGCCGATGAGCTTGTCGTGCCAGCGCTTGAATTCCTCCTCGGCCCTGTCCCGTTCGGCTTTCGCCTCGATGTAGAGACTGAGCTCGAAATAATCGCCTTTCGAGATCTCGGTATAGGGCGAGGCCTTGAGCGGCATGCAGATGTGGCTGAATTCGCACATGCCGCAGACTGATGGTTCAAGGGGAATCGGTTCCGGATAGGTGCCGGCCTCGACGTGCCGGTTGACCGCCTCCGCCATGTGGAGGTCCCGCTCGGCTAGGTCATAGTCGATGAGCATCGGCAGGATCCGGGGCCGCTTTCCGAAGGTACCCAAAATCAAGAGACCGCCCGGCTTGTCGTTCATCAGGCAGTAGAGGTTGAGCTGAGACGGGTACTTCCGGATCCACCAGTAGCGGCTGTTCTTGATATCATCGATCGTCTTGTGCTTATCCCAAAAAAGCGGGTTCATGGATTTGATCTCGCCATCGACGTTCCGGAGATTCTCGAAGGGCGCAGGGAAGCGCCGGCCGACCGGGACCAGACCGTCGATCCGGCCGCTTATCTTGTAAGCGTCCCATCGCAAACGGTTCTGGCTGCCCTCGATCTCATAACCGATGACGCTCAACTGCCGCTTAATTTTAGCCTCGAGTTCATTCCCTTCGCGGAAACGCCAGAGGCTTGCGATATCGGGCGCCTTCTGCTCGGCACCATTCAGGCGCTGGTAGACGAGATTCCGGGCACACGGGTGCCCCAGCTGCGATGCCCAGTTCCAGTCCGGATGCTCGTAGGGCTTGCCGCCGTTCTTTTCATTCCGTTCCCGTTGGAGTTCATCGTCCAGGCGCATTTCGATTTCGGCGCCGATCTCCCCGAGTTGTTCCAGGAGGACGGCTTCATCCGAAGCCGGGGGCTGAGGGGCGATTTCGGGAAACAGCTCGGGCCGGACCACGGGACGGGGCTTTGAGAGTTCGGAGATCGCCGGATTCTCCGGTTGGGGCTCCTTCGGGTGCGGCCTGAAACCAGCGCGTTCGGCCGAGACCTTCTCGCGGAGGCGCGCCCGTGCGTCCGCCTCCCTCTTCATTTGTTCGCGCTCGAGGGTCTCCATCACTTTCCGCCTTTCTGCTCTTTGCGCTGCTTCTCAAAGAATGACTGAGGCGGTTCCTTGTCCTTCGCCGGATTGCCCATGACCTCGGGTTCTATTGCCTCGCCCTCAGCCTCGACGACTTCCTTCCTGGCCGCCTTCTCTTCCTCGGCATCCACCTCCATGATGACCTCGGCCTGGACTTCGAAGTCCGCGGAATCCTTACCGCCTTCAGCCTGCCGCATGATCTCGGAGATGTTCCGCGGCGAGTTGTCGTTCCGCCAGCCGTGGACCGTCACGGTCGCTTGAATTCCGGCAGTGCCGTTTTTCTCGAAAACCTGGGAAACGGCAATCGCGGGGTGATCCTTGAGAATGTTCCTCTCAACGATCGTCGTCGCCATACGGTCGCCGAAACGTTGCCGCTGCGTGTGCTCTTCGAGGCAATCGATGATGGCCTGGTCCTCATAGTTTATCCAGATGCCGAGCGGCTCCTCGGTTGGATAGAATGCCCACCGTCCGGTGATGACCGGCTTTTCGTCGGCGGTGCCGTAAAGCGCGCAGTTCGGGAACTCCTTCTTATCGGTCTTCTGGCGTCGCCCTTCGATCGTCGTCCACTCGGCGCGGCCCATTTTGGCTTGAATAGCCTGGATGAAATAGGTGTAGACGTTGTAAAACAGCGTCTTATCGATGACGACAATATTCCCCGCCGGCGAATAGCCGATCCCCATCTTGCGGATGTTGACGGACTCGATCGCCTTGGTCCTGGGATTCCGTTCAATGTGCGGATTCGGGACCTGGCGGCCATCGACGATGACGGATTGCGGCGTGACGGTTGAGATCGACGCGACCTTATTGAGATATCTGTATCCCGTGGCCGTCACCAGATATTTGTCCTTCTGTCTGTAGATATGACCGAGCTTCTCGAAAAGGGTCATGTCGGCGCGGACGGGAGCCATGAGCTGGCCGCCCTGGACCTTCGTGTAGACGGCACCGAAGTCGGCTGCAAGGGCGAGCTTCTTCGGAGGCTTGGCTTCCGCGGTCTTCGCCGCGGAAAGCGCCGCCGTAGCTTTTGGTTTTTCTTCGTTCATGATTTCTCCTTTATCTGGCCCTTGACAAGTCAGCTATCGCGGCTTATATTGAGCGATAGCTGGCCATCGGGGCCATCCGGTTTTAATTCCCGCTCCCCACGCGAATGGGGAGCACTGTCTCCTTGAGCCTTCAGACTAAGGTTTTCTGAATCCATCACCTCCTTTCCTTCGTTTGCGTTATAACAAATATTGCAAATATCGCCGGTCATCTCGCTCTCCCGGACGACGTGGTTACAGCTCTCGCAGAACATGAGAGGATTAACCTCTATGGCATCGCGGAGTCCGAAGCGAGTTTCGGATGGCTTGACCTTGAGGAACTTCATGCTCCTGTCCCCATCTTCGCCTCGATCCGGGAGAGGCGATAAGGAGAAGCATGGATCAATGGCCTATCTTTATTGCACCCTTCTTTCGGGCGGATGGCATCATCAGCCATCGGGGTTGTAGCTGTGCGGCAGCTGTGTCGGCCTTTTACTGACTGCCGGTGACCAACGCATGGCGTTGCCCAAGCACTCTTTCGAGTCGCCCCCACGCTAGCGCTTATATGACCCATGCTTATCCTTTGATTCCGTATTTCTTTTCGCGCACTAATTGAAGAGCCTTGATCGCGGTCTCGATAATCTTCTTTTCGTCAAATGCCCGCTTCCGACAATTGGGAGAATCGAACTTCTGGGTTTTTCGCTTAGGAACGAAGGGCTTGCCACATTGAGGGCACAAGGCGGATTCCGGCTTATTTTGCCCTCTACGGGCCTCTGATAGCGTCCGAACGCTTTGTTTAATTGCGTTCACCGCCCCTCCCCTGCACTTGCCCCGTCCCCCGGTTCTTTCGGCTCCATCTGCTTCATCGCCAGCTCAACCATGTCATAGATCGAATACGGCAGTTCAACCTCTACCCACCTGCCGTTGAAGATGAACTGAACCTTATGGCCCGCCTTGTCGACGATGGCCTTCATGGCAGCACCCCCGTGATCTTGGCCTCGAACTCGGCGAGCGTCTTTCTCGCATTGTGTACCCTGGATTGCAGCGCCCTGATCTCTTTCTCGTCAATTCTCTGATCCGCAAGCGCTTCTTCGAGTAGCATGGTGATCCTGGACGTCACGTGGTGTAGCTCAAGCCCGTAACTCCTCACGGGTCGAGGCGGTCGAGACGTGCGGAGAAACTTCAATTTCGGCGTTACGTCGTATCCGGCGGCATCAGCGGCGATCCTGAGCGGATCATCAAAGCCTACTTGTGCAAGCTCGATGATGCCGTCGATAAGATCACCCTTATTCCGGTTAATGCGCTCCCACGTCTTGTTGTAGGGCATCCCGAGCGCGCGCATGAAAGAGGCCAGTCCGCCGTTATTCGAAGCCAGCCGCTTGATGCTTACCCGAATCGTCTCGGAGGTATTCGTTTGACGCGGGAGCGTGAGGGCGTTTATATTTTCCATGATGTCGCTCTCAGAATTTAGACACCCGTTTCGGCGTCAGGCAGGCGTTGATAAGCCCCTCGATGTCCTGCTCACGGAACATGACGCGCTTGCCGAGCTTTACGCGCTTAACGTTGTGCCGGGCCAGGAGCGCGAACAGCGTGGAGCGCGGCACCCTAAGCACGGCTTGCGCTTCGTTGAAGGTCAGCAAAGATGTCATTGGGCTCCTCGATATATTTCGTCCAAGTCCATTCCCGTGATTTTCTTTACCCTGAGCGCAGTATCGATACCGAGTCGGCGCTTTCCACGAAGGCACATGGAAAGCATCGCTTCAGATATCTGTAATTGCTTAGCAAAGGCCGCCTGGGTAATTCCGCGTTCCCTGATAAACTTGGCTATGCTTAACATCCTGTTACTAATATATGTAAACCTTAACCGGATGTCAAGTAAAATCTTCAATTATTTTCAACTCGTTAAGTTATTGTTTATATTAGATTTAGCCTTGACAGCGAGTAAATAAAGGAAAATAATATTCACACAATGGTTGACTTAGAAGAAGAACTGCGTCGGCAAGTGCCCGTCACCGCCCTCCTAAAAAAGCTGATGAAAGATAAAAAAATAACGGGCGTTTCAATTGCCAATGCTCTCGGTTATACCGGGCCGTGGTTAAGCATGGTCATGAAAAACAAACGCAGTCTGTCAATCGGGGAGCTATCCAAGATAGCAGAGTTATTGGGGGTCCAGATGGGCGACTTATGCCCAAGGGCGGACGAAATTAAGCCGCCTAAAACAATCGATGAAATCGTCGATCAAAAAATCAGGGAGCGCTTAGACGAGCTCAAAAAATAAATTTTAAGGGGGTAACATGGTAAAGCGAATTTTCTTGGTGGGGTTGGTCTGTCTCGCGCTGGCGGCCTGTGCTTCGGTCCCGGTGCCCCGGCAGATTCAAAATTCTTTTTCTGTGGACCAGCCGTTCGAGGAAGTGTGGCAGGCGGTTATTGAAATCTTCGCCGAGCTGAACTTACCGATTATGAACATGGAAAAAGCGTCCGGTCTTATCACGACGGACTGGATAAGTTTCAGGGGTCAGAAGAATGAAACGGGATATTGCTCATGCGGGAGTGCGGGATATCCTTTCCGCGAACAGGATCGTTCGGGTAAGTTCAACGTGTATGTCAAAAAGGTCTCCTATGCCCCTTGCGAAATAAAGGTTAATGCCGTGTTCGAACAGTTTAGCGCGGATGTGGTTTCTAACTCTGGTGCAACCAGAACCCGACCCTGCGTCTCAACGGGAAAACTAGAAAAGGAAATCTATGACCGCGTATTAGAAAAAACAAAGTGAGGCAACCGTGTCCATCATGGCATCGTTCAGCGGGTTCAAGTGCCCGGAGTGCGGGAACATGATTATCGCCTCGGAAGTCAAGGGCACGCATGAGCCTAGCCTAGCCGTGAAAACCTGCGAGTGGTGCGGCGCGGAGCTTCAGGTCGTAACCGATCACATCACGGGAAACATCACGGCGGAGAAGTTGAAGAAGAGTTGAGTCTTGGGTGCCTATCTCCGTGGCCGTTGGTGGTGGTATAAGCGGACTATCGACAAGGTTCCATACTACCGCCCCCTCAAAATCCGGAAGGGCCAGGAAAACTTCTTATCCGCCAGGATCGCCCAGGTCGATGAGGACATCGCGGCGGATCATTTCGGCCTAAAACCGTCAACCTCGAACCGGGACATCCTTTTCTCGGAGTTCCTTCCCGTCTATGAAAAGCGCAAGTCCGGGAAAGCATCGCTGGACAAGGACCTTCAGCGACTTCGGTCAGCCCAGAAGATCATAGGAAACAAGCGCCTTGCAACTTATCGGATGGATGATTTTCAGAACCTTGAAAAGAAACTCCTTGAAGGGCATGCGAACTCAACGGTCAATAGGTATATGCAGGCGCTTCATCATTTTTTCGAGATCGCCATCCGGGAGCATGCCGTCCACAAGAATCCGCTCGATGGCTTCGAATACTTCGTTGAATCCCAGGGCAGCCGCCGGGCTCTGTCCGACGAGGAGATACGGACGCTCCTCGATACTCTCCGAAAAATCCGCGACGAGACCCTGAAGAGCAAGCGCGATCAGCCTGTCCACGAGGTCCTTTACGACATGGTTCTTTTCGGACTCTATACGGGGGCCCGGCTGAATGAGGTCGTCCAGCTCCGCCATTCCGATATCGACGGCGATATCATCCGGCTCAGCGTCAGCCGGGTGAAGTTCCGCCGACGCGGCCGACAAGCCCCGCAGAAGGAAAAGCTGATTTACGTTCCGGCCGAGGCGCTTGAGATCGTCAGGCGTCAGCCGTCATGTGCGGGCGGATACGTTTTCGCATTCCGTCGCCGGGACCGCCGCGTCATCTCTAAGGCGATCTGGCAATTATCAAGGGCGGGACTGCTCGGCGTCCCCGGTTTCACGTTCCACGCGCTCCGCCATACCTGGATCACGCGGATCTCTGAGCTCACGGATACCCCGACCGTGCGAAGGATGGCCTGGCACGCGGATATCAGGACGACGCTCCGCTATACCCATACGGACGACGAAAAAATGAGGGCGGTAGCAACAAAACTGGGGACGATAATTCGCCCCCTCTCGGCAAGTGATTGATAATAAACAGAAAGTAAGCGGAGGGAGAGGGATTCGAACAAGTGTGGAGGCCCAGGGGGAACTCCTGTTTCTTGGGGAAAATCCGTCCCGTCGAGTCCATGAAAATCCGGTTACAATAATGGTCGAGTTACAAAAACGGGGACAAAAAAAAGGCCCGCCCCCCTTTCGGAGAACGGGCCAATGTGTCGAATAGATTACATGGGATGCTTCCCATAGTTCGATGGCCAGACGGCGAACGTCGCGCGGTAGGCCGCGCTGAACGCCCGGATCGCCGCCATCCAGCAGGCGAGATTCCCGGTCGAGAATCCGGCCGGGAGGTATTCGAGATAGACGAGCGGCGCGCGGCCGCCGGCCGCGACCGGATGGGCCTTGAGGATCGCGAGCGCGACGCGCCGGAGCGCCGCGGGTGATGGCCGCGCCCCCTTCCCGGGACGCACGTCGCAGGCGGAAGCATTCGGGCCGGGTGGAAGATAGGTCCCGTCAACCGAGTAGAGATCCGTGTTATAGGGCTCGAGCGCCGCGAGCGACTCCTCGAACGGGAAGCCGTGGTCGGGCCGGATGATCGTCCGATCCGCGGCCCGGCCGTATTCCTTCAGGACGATCGCGCGGACCTGGTCCTGGATGGACGGACGCTTCTCGATCTTCGTCGTTGCGCCGTAGGTCAGCCGCTTCCAGGGGATCTTGTTCTTTATGACGATCGGCAGGATCACCCGCTCGAACATCCCCGGAAAGGCCCAGTTCTCCGGTTCGTTGAAGTCCCAGATGACATCATAGCCCTTGAACTCTGTGATGCAGTCTTGGAAAAAGCCGCTGGTATATTTGTCCGCCTTCGGCTCGTAGAAGCTAGAGATCCCCTGGTTGTTCACGACCCATGGACTCCAGCCGCGCGCGCCGGCGTGGAGCTCGCAGCCGTCGAAGACCGAGAAGATCGTGGTCTTGTTCGACCGCTGATTCCCGGCCACGATTTTCCTCATGATCGGGAAATAGTAATCATTATACTGGGGGATACCCTTTGGTCCTAGCTCCCATCGCTTCGTCTTTAGGTCGTAAACGAATGGCTGGAACTGGGAGCGCCGGCCGTAAGGATGTTTGCCCCAGACGCCGTAGGCCATGAAGCGCTCGAGGTTCGCGCCGGCATAGGCCGCCGCGTCGCATTCGATCCCGAGCCGCGCCTCATTGAGGATGAACTTCTTCCCATCGAAGGTCCCGAACTCGTCCATAGGGGCGAGACGCCCGAAGCAGATACCGATCTTATCGTCGTGAAGCATTAACCTCTCCTCCTAAGCGCAGCAATAGGCAACTCGGCAGGTGGCCGCAGAGCTGTCCGACTTGTGTTCTATTTTCAGGCTGACGCTGAAGTTCCAGACGCCCCAGCAAATCTCATTGTAAGGATACGCCACGCCCGCCTTTTTTGTTATCATATCGGTCACTACGGCCGTCCCGTCCACTGTTATTTTCAAGTATTGATAGGCGGCATTAGCTGGTGTTCCACCCGTAAAAACAATGGCTTGCCCCGCACCCGAAACGTCGATTACTGTTTCGTAGTTTCCCCCCCCGCTGTGCGTGTCCGTCGCCGCCGTTGTGTAAATCATTTCGCCTCCTCCGCCAGCGGCCGCCGCCAACGCTTCGAGCCGACGATGAATCTGCCGGAGCGCAGCTTCGTATTCTTTTTTACTGGGCCAAGCATCGCTCATGGGCGTCCTCCTCAAATGGGAACCCGATGCCCCCAACGCCTTCCCGTGGTCGGAACATTGGCTCCGCGATAAACTCCACGACGTGCCGCTCAACCGTCGGGACCGAGGGCACGATGAGGTCGAAGATGGGCGTCCGCACGACAGCGATCCCATGATAAACGTCCCAGCTCATCGGCATCGAAAGCAATGCCCCTAAAAGTTTCGTCAGGTTCGGGTCGGTTGCCTTGGCCAGCTTCATTCTCTCCGTCGCAACGGTAATCGTCTCCGGGCAATCAAGCGCATGGGGAATGTGGAATCCGACCCGCAGGCCCGCATAGCGAAGGACGGGATTTGCGAAAGGATGGCCCTGGACCCTGATATGCCTTTCGCCGATGACTTCGTGTTTGGAATTCAGCGCCGCCTGCCATACGGGGTCGAAATATCCCTTCGCCCAAGTCGCGCAGAAGAACTCCCGGCAACACTTCGGGAACCCCAGAAGCTCGCCCTGGGCGTCATTGTCGCCTTTCTCGAAAGCCGCCTTGAATCGCAGTGTGTCCGCAAGCATCTTGGATACGATGACGCACAGGCTCGCCCGCTCGCCCGCCCGTGGCTCCTCATGCCGGTGCGCGAACCCGGTAAAGTTTCGGACGCGCTTTATCGGCAGGCTGACAAGCCCCTGCTCGGCCCAAATCGCCGCAAGTCGCGGGAACTCCGCCTCCCCTATCGTCTGCCATGCGCAGGGTCGATGTCCCGCCGCGACGCTCGAAACCTCAAGGTCCGATACCATCGCGCCGAGCTTGGGGATTATAGATGCCCATTCTTTCCGCGCCTCTTCACTCAGCCAGACCGTCCGGCATGACGGCGCCAGGTCAAGTCCAGGTATCAGTCTCATTTCAGACATCGGTGTGATCTCCGTGTGGCTTGTCCCCGTGCTCGTCGCCGTGCGCATCGCCGTGGCCGGAACCTCCGGCCCATTTCCGCGTCCGGTCACACGAGTCCTTGAGCGTGAGCCCCGGCATGAGACCCCGGATTCTGGCCTTCACATGATTGAAGAGCATCTTGTATGCCTCGCAGAACCGTGTCCGGTTCCGCCAGTCATTATCGATTCCCGAGCCGGGACACCCGCCGCCGCATAAGCCCCAGAACTCGCAGCCCTTACAGCCGCCGAGTTCCCGGGGGATCATCGCCAGGGCATGAACCCTTTCAGCACCGGGCCCCTCTGCGGCCAGCGCCTGAATCCCGTCCAGGGCCGCTCCTCCCTTGAGACAGACACCGATGGCCCCGTCCTCCATGATGGCCGTTTCGGCTTGGGTTCGCCAGACATCGCAGCCGTTGAACGTGCAGGTCGAATCCCCACCCTCGATGAGCATCTTCACAACGTCCCGATAAGGATACCAGGCCCGGCCCGGATCTCCAAAGCAGAGGTTCGCAAGCTGGACGAAAGCCGATCCCAGCTCATCGGGCGTCAGCTCTTCGTCCCGAAACCTATCCTCATAGACGATGACCTCATTCGTTCGGACTGACCGGATTCCCATATTCTCCAGCCGGAGCAGGAACATCTCCGTAGAGCCGATAATATCCGGGGCCGCATTGTATCGGCGGAGAAGCACGATTGCCGATACGCACAGTCCGGCCTCCACGGCCCGCTCCATATTCTCAAGGGTCTTATATGTCAGCTCTTGAATCTTGCCGGGTGTCAGATTGCCGTCATTCCAGCGGCCCTGATTCGTCACCGCCGTGTCGCCATCGATTGAAACCCCGACCCCGACGTTGAACTCCTTGAACATCGCCAGGTGCTCTTCGGTTATCAGGACGCCGTTTGTCTGGATGGATGCCTTCCCGTAAAGGTCGAACATCGACTTGAGGATCGTCCTCAAGTCGGCAGGCGGAAAGAGGAGCGGCTCGCCGCCGTGGACGCAAGGTGCCGAATATTTCCGCCGGTTCTCCGGCGTCTCTTTCTCCGCCTCCCGCCGCAACGTCGCCAGCATGGCTTCGAGATTGTAGGCGACTTTACCCTGTGTCTTTCGGATGCGCCGTTCATAGCAGGATCGGCAGAGCCCGTTGCAGTCCATCAGTTTGAAATGTAATCCCATTAATACTCCGAATCTCCGTGCGCGATATTTCCATGCTCATCCTGGTGGGTGACGTCCTCGTGGGTCACGTCGGCATGGGCCTCGTCCAAATGCGTATCGTCGGCGTGCTCATCGACGTGCTCCCTGTCCCAATGCTTGTCCAGGTGTGCCGTGTTTAGATGTTCGTCGGTGTACTCATCGACGTGGGTATTCGTGTGACCGTCCGCGTGTGTGTCCGTGTGGTCGGTGTCTATGTAAGCTGTATTGGTGTGTCCGTAATCGTCATGGGCAACATTCTCATGGTCGATGTCCGTGTAGGCGCTATCCTTATGGGCATGGTCGTCATACTCGAAGTCGGAATAATTGTCCTGATGCCACTTGGAGCCATCCTGGTGGTCAACATAATTGTCCTGGTGCGGAATGTCTGTGTGCGCGACGTTCGAATGACTTCCGCTGTCCTGATGTGGAACATCTTCGTGCGGGGTATCCGTGTGTGCGGTGTTCCCGTGAGGGGTATCCGTATATGCCGCATCTCCGTGAGAATCGACATGAGCAATATTCGCGTGGGTGTCGTAATGGGATTCGACGTGATCCTCATCGACATAGGGCGTGTCGTCATAGCTGTCCGCGTGGGGAATGTTGGTCCAGTCGTTCGCGTGCGTATCATCGCCGTGGCTGTCCTGGTGTGGCACATCCTCGTGGACGTCCGTGTGACTGTCCGAATGGGAGACATCGTTGTGCATCGCCCCCGTGCTCTGGATATCCAGGACCGCCTCGACTTCAACCGTCGCCCTGCCCGCGTCCTTTACCAGCATCAGCGCCCGATAGACATCCTCATCAAGTACAGTTTGAGCGACCCCTTCTCCGTCGCGGATGGACTTCGATATGATGATTTTCTCCGCGGGCCGGTGTCCCAGCAGAAGCGCCGGGACCGATCCGGTCACGCGCTTCTCCGGCGAGCGGATGATGTTCAAGTAGAACTGTGCCAGGAGCGCCGCGTCGGAATCGACCGTCAATAATGTTTCCTTCTCCAGCACTTCCGCCTGGTCATATCGATAAGCGATGAGTGCATCCGTCACCTGCTCCGCCAGCCAGTTCTGCGTCGTCGGGTCCTGGCCATATTTGATGACGACGGATTTTCTGACCGGCGCCGTGTCGTAACTCAGCGAGAAGGATGACATATCAAGTTGGTCAATCCGGGTCTCGGTCCCCGTTGTCCCAGCCGCATAGCGGAACGCGCCGAATGTCCCGTTCGATAACGGGATGAGATGGAACACATTTGAGTCCTGGAGCTTCCGAATGAAATCCAAAACGCCTCCGGGTGTCTGGTCCGTCAGATAGGCGGCCAGCGGCTGGACCCGGTTCGCCTGAAGGTCCAGGAACGATGCCAGGTCGATTTGACTCTTCGGGATTGCCGGAGAATTGAACGCGGTAAGGACTGCGTACAGAATATCCGCGCCGATATTGCTGTAGGTCGCATTCTGAATCTTGCACTTCGCGCCCTTCGCCTTGCAGGTGATGACCGCCCCCTCCGGGTCTGCGAGGAGCGTAAATTCTCCATTCACCAGATCGACCGTATAATCCGTAGTGATCGTCAGTGTGGCACCAGCCTTATAGACTGCGACGATATCCTCAAGCTCATGTCCGGCGGGCTTGTATTTCCAGATCGTCGTGTCGATGCAGACCGGCGTGATGTTGTCCAGCTCGCCGAAGAGGATCGGGATGGCCCGGCCGACGGCCGTCGGATCCAAATTGGGGTAGGTCGTCAAATCATAGAGGGCAGTTGGGATCGTCCCGAAAAGCCCTTCCCGCGCATCGACGACCTCGAAGCCGACCTCCTTGTCGTTTATGGAGGGCCTTGACGTCCGCCCCAAGAAGAGCGTCCCGAGTTCCGCGTACTCCGAGTCGATGGCCCCGGCCTTCAACCAGAACTTCTTCAAGTGCCAAATGTAATCTTCGAGTGCTTCATACCACCAGCCGTCGTTCCCATATCGGAGCGTACCCGCAGAGAACGCGACGTCCCCGATGTAATAGTCCCCGACACTCTGCGTGACTTGCGGTGCTCCGCCCTGCGGGATGATGGCCCGGTAGGGCATGGGCTCCAGGATTCGGACAAGCGAGCAGTCGTCCAGGTAAAAGTAATAGACCTCGCCCAGGTCTGTCGTGCCCGTCTTGACGATCAAAAGGTAATCCGAATAATCCTCGTGAGCCGTAAAATCCACGGTGACTTCCGTCCAGCCGTCACTCGTGACACCGTCCGCCTCGTTATAGGCTTCAGCGCCCCAGGTCTCAGCCGTCGCGTCATACCAGACGTTGCCGCCGGTATCCTGGAGTCCCCACTTGACCATAATACCCGGCGAGGCCACGGAGCTTTTGAGCCAAAAGGTCACCCGGCCTTTGCACTCGGGCCGGAGAATGATTCCCTCTTGCTCAAGCGAAAGTGCGCCTGTTGTCGCGGCCGGGAGATACCAGTTGTCCAGGTAAAAAGTATTGGCCGCGTCTGCGTTGACGATCGTGACGATGATCTTGTCGATGGCGTCCTTATTCGCGTCCGAAACGCCGGAGATGTCCCAGGTGACGGTCTGCCAGGTATCGACCCCGGCGACATTCGGCGTCGTCTCCGATGTAGTCCCGCCCGCGTCGTGTATGCCGACCTTGATATTCGAGCCGGTCCTCCCGGCATAGATGTCAAATTTTATGGTATTGATACCCGTCAGGTTAACCGGCGTGGCGAGGGTCCGGGTCAGCGTCTTGTTCAGGCTGGTCGTGATGGCCCCAACGCACTTCAGGGAATAGGTCCCTTCCTGCTTGATCGTGCCTTCAGAATAGGATTGAAGCGCCGGGGTCGTAAGCGCGACCTTAATGATGACGATGCCCTTGCCGCCGTGGCCGCCCGCGCCATCATCGAGCGCCCCGCCTCCGCCGCCGCCCGTGTTGGGCGTCCCGGCATTGGCCGCACCCGCCGAAGATCGGCCATTCGCCCCGCCGCCGAGCCCGCCGAGCCCATAGCCGAATCGACCCGCCCCACCCCCGCCGCCGCCGTAATAGGAGCCGAAATACTCCAGACCATCGCCACCGTCACCGCCTATTTGGCTGGCTCCATCAGCTCCAGCCGTGTCGGCCCCACCACCGCCGCCCCCGCCCAAATAATTATTCGTCACGCCATAGGGCATCGCGTCGCCGCCGTCGTGGCCCTGGAGGGCCGTCCCGGTGCCACCGGCCGCACTCGCTCTTCCCCCGCCACCGCCTCCCGACCCACCGGTATCGCCCGCGATTTCGCGTCCGCCTCCGCCTCCCCCGCCTTTCGCGGTCATCACTCCGAAGATTGAATCCTCGCCGGTCCCGCCCTTGAGATCCCTGTCCGTGCCGCCGAGTCCACCTTCGCCGACCGTTACAGCCATCGCCCCGCTGACCGAATAGACATCGTCGTATAGCAGTCCGCCCCCGCCCCCGCCACCGCCGCCGCATTCGGCCCGGACGT